CATTCTGCTGGACTCATCGCCGACCGAAAGCCGTATCGTTAGGATTGAGCCAACGGAGAATAACCGGCAGACTCGCGACCAGAGCGGCATTGACAATTGCAGGTGCATCCCAACCCACCGCTAGGTAAGTTGCTATTCCTGCTGCTAGAAAGGATCTTGCCCAGCTTGCGGCTACTGCTTTTAGTTGTCCCATTGATAGGTTCTCCTGTTAGTAAAGGGATTCTGAACATGCTGCCATCATGATCGCCCTTGGCAGTAAAGCTGCAATGAATATGTGTTTTGTGTGGGTTAATGCCTTTGTACGGTCTCCACTTGTAATTACCACGCCATGAAGCAATCTTGCCATTGAAAATTATGTAAGAAATTCGTTTATCAAATCTGGCAAGTAATCGAAGTTGATCAGCAAGGTCGAACGCTTCGGATTTGTGGGATCTAAAATCAGCATCAATGTCGATGGCACGTACAATGCCCTCAGCAGAAGGATTGTGATCGGACTTACGAGCAGCATGCTTCGCATCACCGATCCAGCCATCTGAAGTTCGATCTCTATCGGGGAACGCATCGTCAATCTGTTCGCGTAACTGTTGCCCCGCTTTACACAGTTTAGCCAAGACCCAAAGCCTTTAAGTCATCTGGCGTTAAGCCAAGTGCGGCAAGTTTTGCTTCCGCAACGGACTTTTTATTTGCTTTCTCTGCTTCGGCTTGTGCCGCTAAATCGTCTGCCGCTTTTTGAATCTTATATGCTTCAAACTCTGCGTCCGTCATTTCTCTATCAATAACTTCTTGCGTTTCTAAATCCAATATGCGAATCATCGGTTTTGACATTATTTCACTCCATAAAGCGAGACAGTACCGCCAGCCCAAGTGCCGCCAGTATTTGATAAAACGAGAGATGTTATTGGTCCATTACTTGCATTAACAATACCGCCGCCAATCAAACCGCCATTACCTGCATAAAATTGGCCTGTCCAAACAAAGGGAATTGAGTAATTGATTGCACTAGTGTAATTGTATATTTGTAACGCAAATCCATTGTCGTTATTCGTTCTGTCGTAAGTATTCGGTGTTTGCAAAATATCAGCATCTCGCCAAAACGTTCCGGATCCTGTAGTTCCAGAAAATCTTGCTATCCAGCCAGCCCCGTTTGCATCCACTCTAAACTTTCCATCGGCTGTGTTATTTGTAAAGTTCTCACCAACCAATAGCAGAGAGACGTAACTGCTGGCAATTGACGAAAACGTTACACTTGCACCGCTTAAAGTTGTTGTTCCAAGCAAAGTCATTCCACCGCTTGAAGAAGTAGCCCATTTCAATCCGGTTGCGGTTGTGGAGTCGGCGGTCAAAACCTGTGTATTGCTACCAACCGCTAATTCACTGACCGTTCCCGATCCTGTACCAACAAGCAATCCACCCTTGGCTGTTGTGTTGAACTTAAGATCAGCAGTTCCGCTAGTCACGCCACCAGTCAAACCGGATGTTGCACCTGTTGTAATTCCTGTGATGTCGCCGGATCCATAACCAACCCACGCGGTTCCGGAATAAATCTCAAGTGCATCGGTATCTTTGAGATAAGTGACCATTCCTTCAGCCAAAACGCCACTAAGCGCGGTTGTGCGAGCTGCGGCATTGGCGAAAACCATGACCACTTGCTCTTGAAGATAGGTATTGACTTGGGCAGCCGTGAGGACATCACCCGTATTGAATAACTTATAACCTGCGCCTGCCATGTGTCTCCTTAGTAGCTTAAGACGTCCTCGCCTAGTATACCGCTAATCGTGCTATCTAACACGAAGCCGGCAAGCAAAGGCTCGGAAGTGAATAGGGTTGTCATCCATGATGACTTGGTAATATCGTGGTGAATAGCGTTTACAAGGCTTGGCTGTGTCACGCTGCTAGATCCCGGCATGGTCTTGGTAACGGTGATGCCATCAAGCAAATCAATATCAACCCCTGCCAAGGGCTTATTAGGGTTCACGTCATCATAAAGATTGAGCTGGATGCTATCAATGCGCACTTCGGGATCTTTGCGAGTGGCAAGGATGCCCTTAGCTTGGTTCAGGGCTTCGGTATCGGTTTGAACCAAAATGCCCGTTCGGTTGCCTGAGTGTAAAAAGTATTTGTCAATGCTTGGCTGATCAAACACGTTTTGTGCCGTACCGCCTGAGCGGGTGACAGTCACGTCATTAATCAACGTTGTATCATCAAAAGCTACAACGGCATTGGTGTAGGAAATGTCTGTGCCATCATCGTTGAACGAATATAGGCTTGTGGCTGGTCTTGTAATAAGGCTGTCGCGATCAACAAAATTAACCCTAGATTCGCCATCCATAAAGATACCGCCAAACTCGCTGTTCTCAACGGTCTGTAAAGCCTCTAGAACGTTCCTAGACGTGCCGGGATCGGCTTGTAAGGTACTTTGCCCTGTATCAATGTTTCGAAGGCTTACAGGCCATTCTACGGCATCTAGAAGGGCATCCACGCGAGCGCCTGAAAGTTGCCCTGCACCCGCACCCGCAACCGTGGTGATTGCCGAACCTGCCAACAACTTAAAGCCGTCCACGCATCGAAGGCTGACGGTGCTGAGATCCTCATTACCTAAACGGAAGCCGGTGTCATAGTTGGTAATAAAACCGCTAAATAAGTAATAGTCAACGCCTAGATAAGTCGCATAAATAATGATTTGACGCAATGGCACGAGGTTTGGGTAATAGGCTCCCGCAGGGTTCATCGGGTTCCAATCGCCGTTTTGGTCGTATAAAACCACTTCGGCGCTGCCAAACTCGAACTTGCTCGTGATGCGGTTGCGCCCACGTCTAATTGCTACTCGCGTCACCAAATCAGTAACTTCGATTGGCAAAGTGCCTGAGCCTAAGCGGTTGGTGCCTAGGATGCCTTTTGTGGCAGATCCAAGAATCAGCGGATTAGTTTCAAAAGCGGTATCGCTGTCAAAGTCTACAAAGACGCGGATTGTAGGTGCTGCCATTAGATAGCGGTGCTGCTCAAAAGCAGACCCTTACCTGCCTTTTGGTTGTCATAAAGCTGATCTGTAATAACTTCAACAAGATCCTGTTGAGCAATGACCGACCCTTGAACAATAACAGTTACAGGTGCGCCTTCATCTCTACGACGGAAACGGCTCGGATCAAACAAAGATCCAGACGTTATGCCGGGTGTATCAAATACGCCCATGGCACGTAATCTAGCTTGCTCATCACCAAGCGCATTAAGGCTTGATAATGTCGTTGCGCTTGACAAGGTATCAATGTGTTCTTTAAGCAAGAAATTGATTGCTGTGCCTGTTTCTGTTTCTGCTCGCAATGCAGTCAAGGTATTTATTTGATTAGCAATTGCATTAGTCGAAATTGCAGGTGCATTAGGATTGAACGGATTTGGGACATTGTAATTAGTTCCATTGTCGCCGCCGCCGCCACCGCCGCCGCCACCGCCGCCGCCACCGCCGCCACCACCACCGCCGCCGCCGCCACCGCCGCCGCCGCCGCCAGCAGGAGTAACGGAAGGCATATTGCGGATCTTGGCAGCAATAACGTCAAGTTGTGAAATGATGTTTTTAAGAATTGAATCCCAAGCATCAAAAGGATTTTTGGCTTTTGGTAGATTTTGGATTCCTAAATCAACAAGGGCAACCTTGGCTTGGCTTACAACAAGTTTTGCAATAACGTCTTGAATAGTGTCACCGGCTTTGACCATTACACCCAAACTAGCCAAGGCAGGTGCATTGATAGCCATAACGGCTGTTGCTGCCTTTTCAGCAGCATCGGCAAGATCATTGTTCAGCGCGAGCAAGGCGACAAGGCGAAGGCGTTGTTCACCGTCAATCTGACCTTGTAAAGCAGCAACAATTTGGATGTTTTCCATATCAAAAATCGTGCCAGCGCGCTTGAGTTGCAACGCTTCTCTTTCTTTCTTTAAGCGTTCCTGTTCAGCTTTGGCAGCAAGCGCAGCAGCCTTTTTACGGTCTGCCTCAATCTTTTTATTTAATTGTTGCTGTTTACGCAAATCTGCAAGAAACGCCCTATTGGCGGCAGGGTTATTTGCCATGCGATTCGCAGCAGCTTGTGGGTTATCAAAGCGCGCACGGATTTCTTCCAGCTTGCGCATTTCTTCTTCATCAATGCGGAAACCTGTTGAAAGTAAAGCCTTTGTGTATTCGATAGTTACGCCAGCACGGCGGAATACATCACCAATGGCGCTGCCAAAATTGACAAGTTTCTGCAAGCCTTTATCATAATTTCCTGATCCAAGACTTATTAGGAACGCAACAATGCCTTTTCCGATTTCTTCCGCTAAATCACCAAATGCAATCTTGAGCAGTTCAATCTTGCCTGAATATGTTGTGGCGTTCTTTTGTGCCGCACCTTGGAATTGATCGCTTAATGCTGCAACCGTCTTTTCAAAACCCAGTGCTTCCAATTCGGCTGCTGTATAGGCAGTCTGTAATTTTCCAAGCGCGGTAAAGTTCCCATTGTACGCACGACTTAAAGCGGCTGTAACTGCGCCCAAATCTTTTCCCGTGCCTGTCGATATGTCCATTGCAAGGTTAAGCAATGTCATAGACTTTTGCGCATCAAGCGTAGTGCTAATCAGTTGAGCAATAGCGGGTGATAATTGATCCTTGTTAATTGCAGTAGCTTTTTCGCTAGCTTCTAAATAATCTTCAATTGCTTTTGTGTTATACGCTAAACCAAGGTTACGCAAGCTGGTAGCAAGTCTTTGTGCTGCACGATCTTCCTCGGCAAAAGCCGTGACGGAACGCTTAAGGGCTTGAAAACCAGCAATGGCAATGAAAGTGCGTCTTGCAGTTCTCGTAAGATTATCAAACTTGCGTGTAAGGCTTGTGGTTCGTCTTTCGGCTGCCTTAAATCCTTTGTCTTTGAACTCAGACGCAATATCAATGCGAATATTTGACATTAGGCTGCCTTTCTCAAAGTAGAACGTTCTTTGAATAATCTTGATGCTTTTTCAATTGCTCTGAATGTAGCATCCAAGGCTTTGCCATTGTTTTCTGCATAAGCGGCGTAAAGCAAACGACCACGGAATCGGCTCTTGTTATCGTACTTTTTCAATGGGCCAACGGCGTTCATACGACCAACAAAAAACGCACCGGCGTTAGGGTTGTTGGATTGTCCGATTTCTTTTGAACTCTGACCGTATTGACGTGATGCTTTTTGTGGTCGGCCGGTTGGGTTTTGACTGCCAGCAGTTTCAACAATTGCACCAACAGCCGATTTGTTTAGCAACGAATAAAGGCTTGCAAATCCTTGTTTGTTGCGTTTGCTGCGACCAATCGAATAAGTCAAGCCACGTCTAATTACATTGCTATTGTATTTGGGAAATCCTCGTTCACGGCTTGTACGCGAAACAGGTTCAACGCCTCTGTCTTGAAAGTTATACATATTGCCGGGAGCCTGACCGGGAACCTTCGCCTTGGCATCGTTTGTGACTTCCTTTAAAGCCACGCGGATTTCAGCGTTCATTTGCTTCAAAAGGTCAGGCGCGTATTTCTTGAGAGCTTTCTTCAGCTCAGGTACGCCTTCGACCACGACCGGCATGTTTCGCTTCTTCCGCCTGTTTCTTTAGAACCTGATAAATCGCTTTCAATAGATCGCGATCCATATTGATAAATTCGCTAGGCGCAATACCCAGATTGACCGACAGTTCAGCTATTCGGTACGTCCAAGCATCGCGCGTTAGCCATTTGGGGAGTCATCCCCCAAAACCTCTACTGATTTCAAGGTTTCGAGAAACTTCTCCCCAAACGGAAACACATCGGGAGCCTGAGCCCTACGCAGACACTCCCAAGCAAGCCAATAAATGTCTGATTGCTTTTGATCCTCTTGAAAGGCTCGGTAAAAGCCTTTCTTGGTGTGCATCTCAAACGCGTACTCAACGGCTGGTGTGATTTCGTGAATCGACTCCGTGCCATCTGCCCTAGTTACTTTAAGTCTTGCCATTGCCCATTTCTCCTAATTTAGAATGTACCTGCTGCGTTGACTGTCAACTTCGAGTTTAGCGTAAAAGTGATGTCTTGTGTAGCCATGTCGCCAACCGCACCGTTGATTGGTGTTAGGTTGTTGACGAGTACGTCAAACTCATAAACAGGGTTTGCTGCGGAAACTGCTGTTCCCTTTTCCTGAATTGCTTTGCAAGCAACGGTTGTTCCAAAAGCGCTATTAAGCGTTTGTAGAACTTGTGAAGTCGCTGTGTCATTAAGCAATGAAACTGTAAGTGTTCCTGCCTCAAGACCCTTAACGAACTTGTGTGCGGTGTCACCCATTGCAGTTACTTCGAGTTCATCGGCTGCGTAGTTAAGGGTGATTGAAGTTACGTGGTCGCTAAGATCAACGGCATTAATCTTAAGACCGACTTTGTTATTTAAGAAAATAGCCATTAACTATTCCTCATCTTTCTTAGCGGTTGGTTTGGGTTTTGCGGGCTCTACCTGACCGATCTTGGCAAGAAAAGCCTCGCGCTCGTTGTCATTATCAGCCATGTCTAGCTCCAATCTGAGAGTATGCTGATGGATACTTCACCGGATAGCAGATCTCCTGCTACACCGGTCAAGACTGCTGGCGCACTAAATGTGCCTATTGTATAAGCGAGCGATGACGCTTCTAGCTTATTTACTATGTTCAAATAATAATCTTCAATGTTAATTAGGTTGCCTTGGTTATCAAACATTGGCGCGAGCACAATAAGTTTGAAATTGACCTTAGGCTTCACCGTCTTGTAATGGTCATTGCTTGGCTCGATATAGGGGTCGCCGGGTTGTACCACGATGCTGTTACTAAGGGGAGTGGCAGGTGGGAAGGAAAACACCTGCCACACCGCATTATCAGCTAGTGCAGTCGCGATTGTTCCACGTAGGGTAGAGATTGCTGACATTATCCTACTTGACCGCCCGGTGCTAGATGATCCGCAAGCAAGCCTCGAACGCGAGCCATAAGGGTATTACCCATGCGATACGGTGATGGTTGAAAATCAGGTGAAATACCGCCAGCGTTAGATGCTTGGCGAGCTTGCCATATATCAATTGCAACCATGAGTGATGCTTCATTGACTTCTGGGAGTGTTGAATAATCAATATGTGTTGTGCCGTAAGCCTTTCCAAATGGGACTAGGGCATTTTTAACTTCGGCTGTTGCGTTGTTTACGCTGTAACTTACGCCGTAAGTGGTGACTGCTGTAATGGTCTTAGATCCGTTGTATTTAGCGCCGCAGTTCTCAACAACAATGGTGTCGCCAACAATAAACGGAT